GGAATTGTAAATCTGAATGAACTCTTTCTCTTTCTCGTTTAACTCAGCCTCAGTGGACACCCTGCAAAGAGGTTCAATTGAAAACTGGCTAATTCCATATTTTCGAATTGCCCGATGCAACACCCACTTAGCTCCACGTTTGGCTTCCCATACGTGTTGCTGCCATCGAGTATTGATGTTCCTCTTATTGGTCTTGCCCACGTAGACTTTTCCATTAACTCTGTTGGTTATTTTGTATACAAACACGATTTCCTCCTATCTATAAGAGATATAGGGAAGTTGTTTTCTAGCTATACCAACTAACGAACTGGAACCGAGTGTTGCCAAGTGCCGAGACCCGAGGAGTCAAATGTAGCTTGCCCTGAAAGTCGGGAGCGTATGCAGTGTCGGTGATTTCAAATGATGCCACGCGAGTCACCTTCGGAATGAAAACTTTCCAGTCAGCCGATGCTGAAATAGAAACGCTGTAGACAAACATGGGGGCTGTACCGGAGTTGTCACGCTGTTGACCACGATAAGTGCGCCGGGCCTCAAAGATAGTGATGCCGTCTGCTTCCATATTCTCCCGACGCATAACCAAAAGCTGCTGTTTAAGCAACTCGCTTAAGTCAGAAGAGGTCTGAAGATCGTTGGAGCGGAAGTCCAAAGTGAAATCCAGATTTTCCTTGGAACCATACACTTCATAAGTCTCGGTCGTTGTGGGGCTTACGATGATAGCTGCTTGGTCATTAGCGACTACAGCATCCCCCATGGCAACAGCCAATCCGGGAAAGGCATCAACCTTTTGTTGAGTCACTGGGTCGAGAAGATATTGAAGTTTGCCTTGCAGGTCTGTGTATGTCTCCCAGTACCCATTGATGGCGAATTTCTTTCCTCGACATGTAGTCTGACCAGCCTCAATACGAACTTCCCAACGTACCCATTCGCCGGGTTTGAGAAGCTGAGGCAGAGTCACCGTGCCATCCTTATTAACGGTTGCATTGTAGTAGTCGTTTTCAGTGGTGTGAATGAAAACCTGTCCCGGTGCCAAACTTTCATTCGGTTGGACGCCGACCTGAAGAATGTTTTCAGGGTTAGTACCGGCAACGGTGCTGGGGTCAACTTTTTGGATGACTTGCGCTGTGATGGTACTGCCTGATGGGCTCCACTGGCTCAACTGAATGAAATCCCTGCCATAGAAAATCCAGTCAATCCCCTTTCGAAGCTGATAATCATCTTGGTCAAATAAAGTGAAGGACACCCATGAGCCGGGAATGTTCGCTACCTCCGGCCCACCCAGCGTGCTCTGGATGATGACTTCTGAATTCGACCGTTGATACCAATAGTCAGTCATCGGAACGAGAGGCGTGCTGTTAGAGTAGTAAAGTTGAAGAGTTTGTGTTGGAACAAGAAGAATGACATACTGTGAGAAACCCTCAATCGCGACCGAATCGCCCGTTGCCAAATCTTTGGCTGTAAGAGTAGTTCCGTCGATGCCTTCACGCAGGTAGGCGATTGAACCCACAGCATTGTAGTATTTACCCTCAACCCAACGAAACTTCTGGATCGTCAGGTCCACATCGTTGGTCTTCTCATCGACAGTGTTGACATTCAGGTAATAGACCCCCGCGACAGGTGTTGCTCCTGTGGCGTCAGTTTCCTTAATCCATTCGATGAATGTGCCTTCTTTGTTCTCAACCTTGGCGACGAGAGCGCGACCATATTGGTTGCACATGAAGTAGTCTGGAGAGAGGCGGTTTCCCGACGTGTTGACATCCCGGACGGTAATCTGCACATCCCGGTATTGAATCATGTTGTTAGATTGGAACGTGACTTCACCCAACGTGGAATTGAACCGGGGATTCCGTGAAACGGCGTCCCTGATTACACGCAAAAGATACCCGACAAGATTTGCACCAGTAAGGTCAATCACAGGATGAGTCCTCTAATATAGGGGGCGAATGTCTGGTTACCCGTCATCCCAATCGGGAATGTCCACAGTTGAACCCACCAACGGGTGGGTACAATCGGCGAGAAATTGAATCTTCCCATCCTTAACAAAAACATGGCAGCGTCTTTCAAAACGCCACTCCTTGAACTCTTCAAGAGCGTTTGGATTTGCTGGGTATGTTACGAGGATAGAAGGAGTCACAGTTGGCTTCTCTAAATCCCCATTCCATTCCCAAACGGGGTGAGCCCCGGAAATACGAATCATGTGACCACATTCGCATCCGGGGCAGTTGAAAGCTACATGCTCCTCGTTCAAGCGGCAAAACTTCATTACCAGCCGCCAGTGAGGTCTGTCTTATGATAGTCGGTGAGTTCATCACCAGCACCGTAACGCTCCGGCCCGTCAACAATCTTGACAGGCAGGGCACCATAGTCAACACCCGGAGGCGGTGGCGGTACAGTTTGTGTGACGGGTTCAATCCACTGATGAATCGAACGGCGGATGTCGTTGATAGAAACTATCGCATTGAGGCGGGGGTACCAACGATTTTCAATTTGAATCTCATCGGGAGCGGTGTAAGTGAGAATCCACCACTCACTGCCGTCGTGGGCTTGGAAGATGGCTCCGGGGATCATGTAGGCAAAGAAGATTTCGTCGCCTTCTACGGGAGACATAGGATTCGAAAGCTGCATTGTACCGGGGTTCGGTTTGATCTGGACGAAAGTAGAAGTACGAGCGTCAGCCGGGTCACCTACCATACTCTGAAGAGTAGAGTCCGAATTGACCTCTTCGTCCTCGCACAAAACACGTGCAGTTTTCACAAGGTCGTCTACAAAAGAAGCATTCATTGAGTGAGTATCCTTTATGTGTTGCTGTAGGGTCATCCATGAATCAGTGGAATAGTTGCATTTAAGACATTTGTCTTTTTGCACCGGCCAACTATCAACAACTGATGAATCGGGAGCGTTTGCCCCATAAGGGTTATGTTCCTCGGGGTGTTCATACCCACATACTTTACAATGAGACGCCCCCTCGAATTCAGGAACAAATACATGGTCAGCCATAGACCCTTACCTCTATATGTGAGGAAGAAAGTTCAGAATTTCAATTTTTACAACTGTGATGTACTTTCATAAAATGAGATTGTCCGTTTCTAACCCTATCTCCTCGAACAACCCCCTCCGTTCCGCAGACCATACAACGAACCAACCAATTAGCAGAGGAGTTGGCAGCAGTCCCTACAATTGAAACAGGAACCACGTTACCAAACTGCTGACCTTGGATATTGATAATATGCGCTTGGCGGTTTTTACTTTTTGCTTCATCCGTGTGGCGTTTGCCCCGAAATGCGCTGGGCGTACCCTTTTTGACATCGCTAATTCGTTTCTTGGTTTTTTCGGAATGTGTTTTACCAAGACGCGGGTCGGGTTGTTGCAGTCGGGCCTCGCGTAGTTTTCCTTTTGTTTCCAAAGAATGAGTCTTACCTGTATTCGATTTTGATATTTGGGCTCGTACATCGGCGGGACGTGGGACACCCCTTAAAACCAATGCTGCTTTTAGGTACGGCTTGGTTCGTTTGGCTCGTTCTGAAAGTTCGGCTCGGGCCTCTGGACTAAGGTTCATAGGTCCTGTATGACCCTCACCACCCTTACAAATGTTGTAACCAACCTCATGGTTACGAGTGTCGTAAAGAGCAATGAGTAGTCGTTCGATCCGGTTGAGTTCTTCCTTGGTTTCAACTTCCATGAGGGGCTCAATTGACCAAACTTCTTTGGGGTGTTTACGCATAGAAGCGAAAAGGTGAGATGAACCCCCTCGATGTTTGCTGGCATCTGACAGCTTTGTTTGAAGATACTTCTTCAGGCTATTTCCCTTGTGTTGGCCGATATAAACCCTACCTGTGACCGAATTTGTAATGACATAGATAAACATAATGACCCTCTCTATCTAATACCGAGAAAGTCAAGAATTTCCTGTCACTAGCGCATAATTCTACCGAAAGCTACCGTACGACCGATTGGAACTTCCGCCTTGTTTTCCCACACAGCTTTACCCGGCTGAACACGAGCATCGTAAATTGGCTCCCCGTCTCCCTTGAGATTGAGTGGGTCAACTCCCTGAAGCGGGTTCTCGGTGATAACTGGGTCAAACAGGGTGGGCAACCCCGTGTTAATAGGTATGAGATAACGAGTATCTCCCCACGGAAGTAGCTGAACTGTAAAGTCTTGCTGTAACATGGTGCCTCTCGGC